CGCTGACCTGTTTCCAGACCTGCATGGCGCTGACCGACGTGGTATCGGTCGCGGTGCTTTTGGCGTCGGTCTTGGTACCAACGACCTCGCCGCCGGCGCTATCGTAATTGATGTGCCCGGGATAGTACTTCCCGCCAATCAGATCAGCCTTGATCGTCTTGGCTGTTCCCAGCGTAAAGTCTTTGATGTCTGCGTCAGCCATCGTCGCGGCCCTTTCAGAAGATCAGGAGAAACCAGGCGGCAAAATCGTCATCCTCGCCGGAGGCGCCGCCGCCGCCGCCGATGGTTATTCCGGCCGAACCAAAGGTAATCCCGAGACCGATGAACATTAGTACAGCGCCCAGATGTTGTCGGCGGTGCCGCCGGTGCGAACCTGCTTGCAGCTGACGGGATTGTACCCGGCTTGCAGCGGAACGTTCGTGCAGAGGTTTCCGCTAAAGTCCAAAAGGTTCGCTGTCCCGGCTGTGCCCACCAATAGCGCGCGACATGCGCCGTTTGGCAAATCGCTGTTTGCCTTGGTCACGGCAAAGATTGCTTTTGCTGGATCGGATTCCTGGTCGACGCTAAACTTGGGCATGGATGCTCGGCCTCCTCGTGCCTATTCGCTGATCGGCATGTCTCATAAACGCCACGACGGCGGCGACGATATTGTTGCTGGTGTCGCTTTCCCATACCAACCGCTGATGTCGCGGCGCATTCGGCAACTGCGAACCAGCCGGGATGCCCTGCTTTGCGCGGCCCGCAGCGCCGGCAAATGCATGACCGCCCTCGGTCGCGGGCCGCAGGATTATCGTGGGCGCATCCAGCGCCACGGATAGCCAGGCCGGGCCGTTATTAACGAACACGTTGCAGGCCGCGCGCCGGTACAGTTGCGCGCGGGCCATCAATTCCCGCGAGGCGCTCGGCGAGGTCGTGAGACTGCCCAGCGGCTCATCCGCCTTCAACGTGTCCCGCACCACAATCACGTTGAAACCCATCATCGAAAGCTCGAGTCCGGCCCGGTGCCACTGCGGCAAGTTGCTATTGCGCTCGGGCCAGTGCTCGCTTTCCCGAAGCGTCAGGGCTATCAGCTGATCATCAGGCGACAGGTCGTGCGATGGCCGCAACGGCCGAACGCCTGAACGGTAGCAGTCGACAAACCGCCGAAAGTTGATGATGTGCTCGCCTATCCCGAAACATCGCGGCGCGTCATCCCTGCTTTGATGTAGCGTGACGCGGCGGATGCTCGGAAGCATTGACGCCATCGGCAATACCACGCGGTCGAGCAGTGCTTTGCGGGTATCGATCGACTGCGGCCACAGCTTATCCTGCCGAAATCCGCCGTTCGGTCCCGGCAAGATATTGAGGGCGATCCCCTCCTCGTTATATTCCAGCCTCAGCCGCTCAAATCGAAGCAGCGCGGTCACAAAGTCGAAGGTCGGCGGGTTGCGCGCGAGGTCATAACAAACGTTCAACATCAGGCCGCCTCAAGAGGAACGAAGAAATCTTCGCCGCCACCGGCAAAGCTTTTTTTCTGGACGCCAACGTGGGCGGCTGAAATCACCCGGAAGTCGACCGAGAATCTGACCCTATTCGAGCGATTGACCGCAGCCCCGTGAATCAGCAGCGACGGGAACACCGCAAGACAGCCAACCGGAACATTGAACGGCACCGCGGCCCCGGGATCGAACCCACCGACAATCCTTTTCGGGGCATAGAGCAATCCGATTTTGTGACCTGGCGACCCCTTCGCCACCCCGTCCGACTCGCCAGCCTCAAAAATCAGATCGTCCTCCGGGGTGGTCGCAGAGCCCGGCACATATTTGATACTGTTATCTGCCGTACAATTCGCGACCGGCATCCAGACGTTGAGCGCCTGCGGTTGGCATCCATACATGCTCTCACGGTGCCACCCGACCGCCTCCTGCCCCACGACATTGGGGCGAGCCGCCCGCAGATACAGATTGCTCTGCACCATGATGTCGTCGGAGCCGAGTAATTCGACGAGCCGTGACCTGACCGTCCCAGCAACATGATGAGCCGCTCGCGTCCGGTTGAGTTGGTCCTGCGCTGCCGCCACCTTGGCGCGATACTCGTTTGCCGGAAGGTCCAACCAATCATGGTCGCCGAACTCGCGCCATACGATCATCTGTATTTGGTGCAGCGGCGCGCCGTCGCCGAGCCGCAAGATTTCGACTTCGAGCAAAGCTAGAGGTTCCTCGGGTCAGCACAGACGGCAAGCAGATAATGCGCCATAGCATGGTGCCCAGTGTGCAGCGTCTCGTCGTTCATACCAAACAAAAATACCGAGTGGAAATATCGGCGCATTGTCGCGGCCAGTTCTGGCCCGGTCTTGCAGTTCACGTGACCGGCCCTGCTTTGCTCCGACGCGATGGGTTGGCTTTCCAGGGATGGGGCGCCCACTATCATCACGCCATGGTGCTGCAGCGAGATCATGCAGTTCCGCAGGAATGCCGCCTCGTCCTCGGGTCTGATGTGTTCGAGCACATCCAACGTGAATATTGCGTCGTATCGCGGATTCCAAATCGGGGCCTTCACCATGTCGTGCTTTATGCAGATGAACCGCCACTCGTCGACCATCCTAGTGTTGACGTCGTCGACGAACGTCTGATCGAAGTCGATCGCCGTCAGGTTCTCGACGTGCTGCTGCACGATCCGCGAAAACATCGCATCGGCGCAGCCAACCTCCAAAACCTGCTTGCGCCCGTCCAACATCTTCGCGACGAACTTGTATCGAGCCGCCGTGAACACGAGCCGCTTGGGGTCGGTCGCCCAGGCGTGCCCCGTCATAAGGCCGAGCCGCTCGGGTTCGTGCCGCAGCAGCGGCGCGTATTGGGGTTCAATGGTGGCCGCCAGACTCATTTCTTCGCCACCGATTGAACGATCTGCTCGATATACGGGTGGCTCCAATCGCCAACGCCGCGGATGGCAATAGGCTGGCGAAAATTACGGATGTGACACGGCATCCACTTGGAGTTTCGACCGAACTCCACGACAGACTGAACGCTCATCCTCGGCCCCGATCCGTATTGGTCGCTCTTGAAGCCGGGCGGCGATAACTCAGCAAACCCGACTTCGCCATTGGCGATATATCCGACCTCGTCGTCCGAATAGGCCGCGAGCAGGTCATCATCAATCGTGCCCTTGAATTTCAAAACTCGGCCGTCGTTGACGATGCAGAACGGGTGCAAGTGGACGGAGTGCAGAACGACGTTGGGACCGCGGTCGAGGATGACCGTATTCGGAAATGTGGTTCGCCCTCGACCCAAGACGCAGTCTTCGGCGATCGGGTGCCGGTTATTCCACGCCCACTCGAGCAAGTCTGCCGCAACGGCGCCGATCGGCGGGGAGCTGGGGGGCCTGGGTCCGATCAGCGCTCGCAGCGCCGTCGCGGCTACCACCTTACGACCGCGGGCGAGCGCTTCCGCGGCAAACGAAAAAAACTCGCGCGATACTACTGTGTCGGCATTAAACAGGACCGCAGCCGAACCTGGCGGGGCCTCAGCTATTGTCCAGTGGTGCAGGTTGCGAAGTGCTCCCTGCAAGTTGCTAACCGGATTGGCCGAGCTCGGCGGCGTCAAACTTCGATACTCGCCGTCTATTCCGTCCAGCGATAGTTCTCGGTCGGAATAGATAATCAACCGAACGTCGGCGCCAGCGTATTGGATCGCCGCCTTTACCGAGGGGATCACGTACTGCCGCGCCATCGCCACGCAGCGCTCGCCCCAGGCTGGGATTACCGCGTGAAAGTGCATTCACCGGCGCCGCCTTCGTTGCGCCTGTGCCATACGAGTGGCGAGCCTTAGTTCGCGCTGACGTTTACGCTCGTGCCGCCGTTGCTCGACCAGGCTCATGGCCCCCGGCCCCGCGGGTTCCTCCCATCGGTCGATCGTGGCCAGGATTTCCGCGCATACCGCGGCGTCCCCAACGTCCTTGTCCTCGCCGCACAGATTGATCCGATGCGTGAACAGCCATCGGTGCGTCGCGGTCGTCTTATTCGGTCGAGTGGCCCAATCCGTTATGGACTTGGCGTCTATGATATTCGGGCCATGCGCGAACGATCGCTCGGCAGGCGACATTTCCGCAAAGCTCGCCTCATCCGCCGATGTCACGACGTGGACCTGCTCCCGCGGGAATTGCTCGATAAGGTCCTGATCGGTCGTGACGCCGGGGAATGTAAGTTCCCGCTCTTTCAACACGGCAAACGGATGCAGATGGAACCCGTGCAGCACGACAGTTTCGCCCTGCCGAAAATGGATCAGTGATGGGGTCCGCGTCTTGCCCTCGCCCCAGGTCGTGTCGATAATCCACGGATGGCGGTGGTTCCACGCCCACGCAAGCAAGTCGCGCGACGTGGCCCCGATAGGTGGACGATGCCCCGACAGCGTCCGGGTGCCGGTCATCACGATGCACCGTTTCCCTTGTGCGAACCGCCTCTCGGCCGCCTCAAAGAGTTCAATGGACGCGACCATATCGGCGTTGACGAGGGCGACGACTTCGCCGATCCGCGCGCTATTAAGCGCGTCGCGGTTTGCCGCGCCAAGTTGACCATGCGGCGGCGAGCCTCCCGGCACCGGGAGCAGGTCAAGGCTTGATTTCCCTAGAACCGACCTGACGCGGCTGGGCTCGTCGGTATGAACGAGCCACCGCACCTCGCCGCGAACGCGCAACAAGGCAAGGCGCAGGGCGGGAAGCGTAGCCTCGAGGAACGCCGGCAGGCACCGCGGCCCCCAAGCCGGAACCGCTATAAGCCAATTCATACCGCATCCCTAAGCGACACCACCGGCCATAAGTCCCATGCAGTGCCAGGCGAAGCATTCACGACGTTGATGCCCAACAATTTGAGCGGGGCGACCAAAGTCTTTAATTCTGCGTAGTGCCGATCCCAACAACCCACCCGATGCGGGAACGGGTGCGGGGCATGGTGATTGCGAGCTCCGTCGTCGCCGAACTTTCCATCCGCACCAAGCAGAACGATATTCCCGCGGGGAGCAAGAAACGCAGCGAGGCTTATCCCCGCGCTCAGTGTCGTGCGCCTCATCGTCAGCGACCCGCGCGAGAGCGGCAGGCCGGGCGGGTGATGCTTGCGCAGTTTGAGCACCCGTGGGTCATTGTCCGATATTTGTTTCTGCGCGGTGGTCACAATCTCGCAAGGCAACCCCAGCGCATCGTCCCGATACTTAACCCACCACCTGTTATCGCCCACGAGCAGGTAGTCGATGTGCGGCAAGTGGGGCGGCGGCAATCCGTATCCCGCCAACCGCGTATAGCTCGAGTTAATCGCGATGATGCGGCGACCCTGCAGAAGCTCGAGCGGTTGGTCCCTGACCGATGGGCCACCCGCCACAACGAACACTGTCTCGCCCGGCCACCGCTCGGGCACGCTCCATAGTGGCAAATTTACACTGTAAACCGCCGGAAGGGCCTCACGAGTTCGGCCACCGTCAGCGGCAGACCCGCCGTAATCGTTGACGAACTTGACGAGGAGGTGGACGTTGCGTCCTGCGAGAACGTGATGCTCGTATCGCCGTGGGTGATGCTTCGAACGCCAGTCGGCAGTGCGGCGCCGCCCGATGACGAGGCCGCCGACGCGCGCCGGCCACGGATTGCCTCGATCACCGCCAGTTGCAACGCGGCCGGGGCACCGTCTGGCAGATCATACCCGCCCGAGTATTCGACCACTACGGTGCCGGTCCACCCGCCTTTGTCCTCCCGCCAGATGATGCCGCGCTCATCGAAAACGACAGCGACCTCGGTGCCATCTACAAGCACACTGTCGACAACGCCGATCGGATAAAGTTTAAGCGGCAATCCGGCGCCAAGCCGGGAGAACTCGCGGCTGTCAAAGTAGAATGTTTCCCGGGCGCTCGACCGAGCAAACACCCGATCGCAGTAATCGGCAATAATGCGCGACCACCGCGTGATATTGGCGTCAAGCCATTCGTCTTCACTGCTCGAGGTGATCCCGAGCTCTAACTTCACATCGGCAAGCGAAATGAGTTCCGGGCCGACGTCGTCGCTATCGCTGTCGGTATCCTCAACGATTTCGAAAACCGAGTGCATTTACTTAAACCGGATCGGCTCCGCGGGGGCCGGCGACGATGTGCGCAGGTCCCGGCCGTCCTTGCCCTTGCGCACCGCAAGGCTCCAATCGTCACTAGCGAGTGGCCTCTCCGTCGTAGCCGGGCTGACCGCAATCGACATCTGACCGCCCCAGGTCACGACGTCACCCTTGAGATATTCGCCGGGTTGCCAAACGCCGCGATAAATCATGTTCGGAAATACGAGTTTGAATTCCTTAACCCGCTCGCCTTGCTGGAATTTGAAGGTAACAGTGCGGCCGTCCTCGCCTAGCGTGACGTCAAGGTCATCAAAGCCGAGGCCGTCCAGGCCGTTTGTGCCGGGAGCTCCGTCCTTGCCGTCGCGCCCAGGAACGCCCGGCAGGCCATCTCGCCCGGGCTCCCCATCCTTCCCATCCGCTCCATCCTCGCCGCTGGTGCCGTCCTTGCCGTTAAGGCCGTCGACGCCGTCTTTTCCGTTCAGACCATCTGCGCCGCGAGGGCCAATAGGCCCGTCAATGCTGACGCCGTCTTTCCCGTTCTTGCCATCCGCGCCATCGCTGCCGGGTGGCCCTTGTTCGCCGGTCTCACCCCTGTCGCCCTTCTCGCCCTTTAGGCCCGCCAGTTGCTTGTCGATATACTCTCGCAACTGCGGAACAACGCCGTCGACAATCGCCTCGATCAAACGATGATCCATTATCGGGACTCCTAGCAGGCGGCCAGGGCCGCCTTGGCCCGCCAGCCGGCGATAAATTTGGCCGCCGCTACGTCGTCCTCGCTTGCGCTATCATCCGCGCCGTCGTTGGCGGGGGCGGACGGGGCCGGCACCGCAGTGGGGGCGGCCGGCGCGAATGGATTGTCCATCGCGTCCCGCTTGGCGAGAGCCTCGAGCGAATACATTTGATGCTGTGCCATGGGGCTATCGCCGCCCCTGGCCTTGGGCTTGTCGACCATCGCCCGGGCTTCGTTCGGGCTTAAGATTGTGCCCTGCACGGCCTTGGACAGCATGTCGATCTGGGTGACGCTGTCCATGCGAAGCAGATTGCCGGTATCAAACTCAGTACCGACGCTTGGCGCCACCTCTAGCCCCTCGTCGAGACAGACCTCGGCGGACTCGATCAGGGCCTGAAGGCACTGCGAATAGTATTCGACGTTGAGGGCCTGCACGTTGTTATAGGACGGCAAGGCGCCGACGCCGATCTTGTACGGCGGAACGTGATAGGTCGAGCAGACCACCTCGGCGGTCATTTTCAATTGCTCAATCAATTGTTGCTCGACCGCCGTTAGCGCCATCTTCTTGTATTCCAGTCCGTCACCGAGAACCGCAACGCGCCCGACATTCTTGCCGCTATAGTTCAGTTCCCATTGCTCTTTGATGCGGGTCGCCGTCATATCGTTGATTGTGCCTGGCGCCGTCAGAATGCCGCCGGGCGTCGAATTGTTTTCGAAAAGCTTGGTCGACATCCGCTGAATATTGAGTCCCTGTTGCGAAGCTAGGCCGCTTGCAAACAGGGGCGGGATTCCGCAAAGCGGGTGGAATAAGCAGTTCATGCGGTCGTGGATGATGTCGCGCGCCGGAACGATTATATCTTCGTCAAGCCCGCTGATCTTGTCTGCCGCCAGCCTATAGAAAATCGACCCATCATCGGCGACGAGTGGCCATACCCTGTTGGGGTCTAGCGGGTAGAGCGCATTCACAACCCCGCGCAAATCGCGCGACTTGAGAATGTAGGAATTCCCTCGGTTAAGCTTTGATAGCATCCAGCTTTCCCAAAACTGGATGCGGGTCTGGTACGGGTTCGGCTTGCGCAGAACCGGATCATAGGCGGGGTTTGGCGTCTCTAGCCAATTGCCGTCAGCGTCCCGCTTCACAAACTTTACGCGCAACTTCGCAATGTCCGACGCGATAAGCGTCTTGCAGGCGAAGTCAGCGTAGTAGGACATCGCCGCAGCATTGTCGACCACGACGTTGTGCTGCCACGCCCCCGCGTAGGACTCGCGGATGATCGGCCACCAGCCGCCGCGACCCTCGCTGACCATTTGCAGCGCCTTGCCCTTCGTTCCGGTGAAGGGAATGCGCCAGCCGAAAAGTTTCATCGGCGAGCAGACCTCGCGAGTTCGATCTCGGCCGCAAGCCGACGCTCGCCCCAGCGACCGTCGATCTCGATACCAAGCGCACCGGCCTGCTCGCGCAGGTCCGTCATCCTGCTCTTGCCGCTGAAATAACCGCCCTGGCCGTATGCAGTCACCGGCGGCGGCGCAGACCGCGCCTTGTTCTGCGCCACAAGCAACAGCGCATGGAGCGCGGGGGCATAGAATTCGTCGCCGGCCGCAAGCTTGCGGTGATTATAGGTCAGGCGCTTTCGCGCAATTAGCTTTTGCTGTTCCATCCACGCCTCCACATAAAAAGGGGCGGGCCAAATGGCCCGCCCCTCATATTGCTTGCTGATAACGGCAGTTTACGCAGTCGGGACGTCGCCGCCCCAATCAACCGACGTGAGATACGCAACAGCCGAAGCGCGAGCGCGCTTCCACGAAATCGTACGTTCCGCCCTAAGAGCAACGCTGTTGGTCTGGAACATCGAAACCGACGCCGCCGTGGCGGTGCCAGCCGTCGCGTCCATGCCGAGGCCGGTGGAACGCATCTCGATCGATGCCTCGCGGCTCATGTCGACGGACACCCCGCCCTCGTCGCCGAGGAAGATGTCCGACGCATTGACCAGAACCACGACATCGCTGAGGTGGTCGCTGACGATGACCGGGAAGCCGAACAGCGACCCGCTCGCCGAACTCCGATTGATATTCATCGACGGGAATTCGCTTTGGCCCAACGCGTTCGTCATCATCGCAATGGCCATTGCCGCACTGGTCGGCATAATCAGCACGCCATTGCTCGGAGGATTGTCCGCCTCATGGAATTTGGCGAACAGCGCGCGGAGGTCGAGGCGGACATCGTCCGCATCGTCACCGGACGAGACGATCGTCTCGGCACCGTTGGTGATAGAGGCCGGCTTCACATTCGCCGAGCCCGAGTTCGACGGATCGATGAACGCGACATCCAGACCCGCCACGATCGCCTGCACCAATGCATCGCGAACGATGGCATCGCTGTTCGGCGAACTGTAGCGAATGTTCTCCTCGGTCAGAACGCAGATATTTGCGATCTTGAGAGGAGTCAGCGTCGACCGGTCGAAGTCGAACGCGGTCAGCGGCTTGGGCTTGCCCTCGCCGACCCAGTAGGCGTCACCACCACCGGTCTGCGTGACATACGGCGTATAGAAGTCGAGCCGCCGCAGGCCGGGAATGCCACCCGTGCCGAACTTGCCGACAATGGTGGCCGGGCGCAGATACTCGAGGAACGCCGCAACCGCCGCGCCCTCCTGCGAGACCAGGTCGTAGGCCCAGTTACCGGACAACGTCGTGCCGGCAACCACCTCGTTGGCCTTGGTGATGATCCCGACGACCTCGCTGTCGGGGCCATACATGCGCTGCGCCATGACGAGTGGCGCCTCGCCGGCCAAACGGGCCGCCATCTTGACCTTCACGAGCCGCGTATAACCGATGCCGGGCTCGAGCTTCGGCGGAGTCTTGACGACGATGTGACCGCCGCGGGCCTCGCTCGCGGACTGCGCGTCGTCGGCCTTGATGACCGGCTTCGCCGTCTTGGCAAGGTTGGCCTCGAGTTGACGCAGGCGGACCAACTGCTTGTCAATCGCCTCAAGCTCGGATTGCAGGTTGTCGAACTGCTCATCCTCGGCCGCATCCATAGTGCGGTCCTCGGCAAGCGACTTCTGTGCAACAGCCTCCTGCGCCGCCTGGCTGGCTGCGCGCTTGGCCTCGAGAGCAGTAATCTGCTCTGCATAGGTTTTCATGTTAACCGCTCCGGGTTTCCACGATTTTGGAAAGCCCGCTGCGGCGGGATGGCTTAGTTTCACTACACGCGGCGGCCGTTGCTCCTTCAGGAGCGTTGCCGGTGAGTGGTCACTTTCGTTGTCGCTCAGGGTCCGAAGGTTTTCGTCGAGCGACTTAACGGTTTGAATGCTCGCGTCGGCATTGGCTGGAATGGTAACAAGCGAAAGTTCCAGCACCTCGCTTTCGATAAAGCGAAGCCCGCCGTCTTCCATGCGCGAGAATTCGAGTTCTCGGAAACCAATCGACACGCCGCGCACTAGCCCGAGCTTTACCTCGCCCCATGCGGTGTCGATGCGGTCCTTTAGCGGACCAGGCTCGGCCACCTTTGGCATAGTGGCCGTGAAGCCGATGCCGGCCTTTGTCGGCTTATCAAACTTGACGGTGCCAACCGGCATATCGCTGCGGTGATGCCAGAGTAACGGCATGGGGTTGGTGAACTTGACGCCGAGCGGCTCAACGATGTCGCCGACGCGATCGGGCGCGGGAGTGGTAGCAATCCCGGTAATTACCCGCTGCTCATCGCTCACCTGCTTGATATCAAGCAGGCTATATGCCCGATGCATCATAGTGATATGCCCATGAAAAGAGGGGCCGACCGTTCATCCGGGTCGGCCCCAGTCGCGGGAGGAACAAGCGGGGGCGCTCTTTCTTCTGAGCTACGGAGTCAATCCGGCCGGACTTGAACCGGCGCCCTCCCCCTAGCGGATTAGCCGACGACCTCGAGGCGGGTTTGCTCCTTCGCCTCGGCCTCATTTCGCGGCGCGGCCGGCAGCTGCAAAACAGTCGCCTCCTGACCCTCGATAACGTAGGTCAGCAGTTTGGTTTCCCCGTCCGGAGGAAATTCGAGCGCATCGTGGTGTGCGTGCAAAAGGTCGCGATTGATCTGCCGGAAGATGGCGGTTTTCGAGAAAGTTTTGTTTTCGCCGTACATTTCCACATTCTCGGCGAATGCCAACTCGGTGCCGGGCAGCACGCAAACGGCGGTGTCCGGCTCGCTCGGCGAGCAGAAACCGCGAGTGCCAACACCGAAGTTTTTCACCGTCAGCTTGTCGCCAACTGCAGCGGGACGCGACTTCAAGTGCATCAGGCTATAATCGCACATAGGTACGGCTCCACGTTTGGCCGCGCCCATTGCGCGGCGAGGTCGAACAGCGCGAGGATGATGCCGAGGATGGCGGCGAGGAGAATCACGTTCAGGGGGCACTCAGCGCCACGAGTGCGCCATCGGCCTGCTCTGGGTAGATCGTCAGCGAGCGTATCTGTGCGGTGCCTGAAAAAACTATCTCGTCTATCGCCGTCGCGACGGTCGCGACGCAGGTCGCGATGTTGTCGCCGTTCAGGGACGCCGACAACTTGGTTGCCGAGAGAGTGAACGCCACTTTGTTGACACCCTCGACCACTCCGGGCGCCTCCGAATCGGAGACGTTTGCGACAAAGTCCTTGACAAGGACAAAATTACTAAGATTGGTCCCGCAATTCATGTATAGATCAGTGGAAAAATCAGCAGATTTGATGGCTTCGCATGAAATGTCACCGTTTCCAGTTGGCGAATTGAACGTAAATACCAACGTGCTGCCGCCAAGCGCCGCCGCGAGTGCCGCCCCAACCAAAATAGGCGACCCGGAAATTATTCCATTAGAATCGATATCAGTTGCCGGATTAAACGGCCCCCAGTTGCCGGGGTTCTGTCCAACCAGCCCGCCCACAGCAACAACAGTGGCGCCGTCCCAATACAATCCATTCATGAAATCGGCATGAGTTAGTGCTCCGTCCGGCACCCACTCCGGGGTGGTGTCATAGGTCTGATCTGCTGCCGCCGCCTCGGATTCCGTGAGCCAAACCGTCATGCGGTTTTTCACACCGGTATCTTCCGTATCGGCCGCGGCGGCTACATCATAGGTCGGCCATACGAGAATGCGGTTCTTCCGGCGGGCGGTGTAGACGGTCATACGAACAGCATCCGATATTCGGGCTCCCGCTCCTGCTTGTGCAGGACAAGCGGCGATATGGCATTCACCAGCGCGTCGATGCCGTCGATCTTATTCGGGCTCATCGCGCTTTCTTTGATCGGCAAAATCGTCTCATCCCGGCGGCGGGCAACGACAACGTTTGACGCCATCCAATTCATGACCGGGTTGCCGTCGTGCCGCAGCCGCAACGGCCCGCCTTTCACGCGCGCCTCGATCTCCTTGCAAGGGTCGGTCGTCGCCGACGCCTTCTTGTGCAGGACAGTCGCGATGGGCTTGTCAGGCGTAGCGTGCTTTTCGTTCAGCCTCGAGGCCATCGCCTGCGCCGCGGCAAACTGGTCAAACGTTATCGCGCGGACGCTGAAACGTTTCAGCCATTCCTCGATCTGTTCCTCGACCTCGTTATGGTCCACCCAATCGCCGGGCGTTAACCGCAAGTGTCCCTGCGTCGACCACGTCCGGTATGGCGCCGGGCCGCGCCCCTCGGCGTGCTTCGGGTCGGCCAGGACCTCATCGGGCAACCAAAACACAGGCTTACAAAGAAGCCGGCCGCTCGTGTCAATCGCGGCCAGCACGATCGCCGTGATATCGTTTTTGTCAGCGAGGTCGGCACCGACATAGCAGTCGAGGCCCTCAAAGTCTGACCACGCTAGCGTCGGGTCGGCGCATTCCATCCATTGCTGCTGGTTGAGCCAGGCCGACGCCGAGGACATCCAGACGTTGAGCCGCTTAGTCTTGAATTCCCCCTCGTCGCCGGGCGAGACCTTCGCATCTGCAGCATAGGCCCGCATAGACTCCAGCGAGGGCGTAATCCCGAGCATGGGGTTGGCTTTCACCCATACCCGCTCATTGAAGGGGTCGTCCTTTTCGTCAATCGTGAAAATAACGGCGAAGAGGTGGTCTAGCTCGATCACGCCCTCGAGGACCTTGACCGCGGCCGACCGCTGCTCGTAACAAACCCCGTTGGTATTATAGCCCGCCGTGGTGATTATCCAGAGCAGGGGATTTTTCCGGGCGCCAAAGCTCGACCGCATCACGTCGAACAAGCTGCGGTCGGGGTGGGCGTGCAACTCATCCAGCATGACGACGTGGGGATTCCACCCGTCCTGCGTTCTGCCTTTCGCGTTAATCGTTTGAATAGTCCCGCCATTCTGGCGACACGTCACCGCCCGCGCCCAGGGCTCAAGTTCGAAAGCCTCGCGCAAGTCCCCAGTGCGCTCGACCATCCGCTTCGCCGGTACAAATACCTTTTGAGCCTGCTCGGCCGTCGTGGCGCCGATAACTATCTGCGGGCCGACCTCCTGCTCGCAGGTCAGGCAATAAAGGGAAACCGCAGCTGAGAGGGTGCTCTTTGCAAACTTCCGAGCGGCCTCGATATAGACCGTACTAAATCGCCGGCCGCCGTCCGATTTCCGCCGCCATCCGAAGATAGTCGTGAGCAGGAAAATCTGGACCGGCTCAAGCTTTATGGTAGGCGTACCCCACGTGCCTTCAACGTGGGGCAACTTTTGAATGAAGTCACAAACGTCATTCGCGCGTTCGGCGTTGTACTCGTATTCCCAATTAGAGCGCCGTAGGTCGCGTAAATGCCTCTCACAGGCTAGCCGGCATAGGCGACCCGCTAAAACCTCACCAGCGGCCACCCTACGGGCATACAAAGCGCCTTGCGAGGAATAATCACCCTTGCTTTTTGAACTTGCCATTTCGGACGAAGGGGTTTTCTTTTGCGCCGGCGGAAACAATCATGCGCTGCGAGGCGGGCGTGTCTGTGAAGTTATTCGCGTAAGTCAGATAACAGTTCAGCATGGACGGAGTCGGGTGAGGCCCCTCCTTCCAAAGCCGGATCATTTTGGCCTCGAGCTCGCAGTACTGCCGCAGCGCCTCCTGGCAGCCGTCGACCTTCTGGCCGCGCTGCCGATAGCGTTCAACCTTAGTCACCCAAATCTGCTTGCCGGAGTCGGTCATGTCGGCCGGCGGCGGCAGGTCGTCCGGATCGGGCCGGCTCAGGTGGTTGGGATATAGGTCAACAACGGAGCGCTCGCGATTGAGCCTATTTGTGCCGCGCAATGCCTTGACGTCGTCAGACACCTTGCCGGGCATCACTTCCAGTCCTCGGCGTGGCCCTCGGTGTAAGCCTTCTCGATCGCCCGGTATATTCGCTCGATCAGTTCCGCCATGTCCTCGGGCTCTACATACGTGCCACTGATCTGGCACCAGTCAACGACCAGGTTTTCAGCAGCGACCCGGTGCGGGACATTCATCGGCCTAGCCCACTTTCCAAAAATTGCCCCCCCAAAAAAATGAC